ACGAGGTGGAGGATATCCGGCAGAGTGTTTTTCTGCATATCCTCCAAAACCGGGCGTTGGTTGTCTCGTTGCCGCCACCCGAACTCGACGGTTTCATTGACCGGGCGGTCGGCAGGTACGGCAAACGGTGGAAGCGGTATCGAAAACGGTTTAAGCCAATGGAGGACGAGCAGGTGCCGACGGTCAACGAGACCAGGCAGGGTGAACTCAGCGAATACGGGCTCGCCATCCTCCGGATCGACATCGCAGCCATCCTCCAGTACATGACCTCGCGGCAAGTTACCATTTGCCAATACCTCATGGCGGGCAAAGTGCTGGATCAGATTCAGAAGATGATTCGATGTTCGCAAGTCACTTTGACCGAGGAACTCGATCAAATTCGTCAACGGTTTACTGCATTCGACTACTGCTGAAAAAATACTTTCACTTTTTCGGATGCACATTCGACGCCGGCTGTCCATTGTCTATAGCAACCACACAACAATTCGCGCTCGCGGTGCGCACCCACAACAACATTTTTAACAGAAGGAAATTTTATGTCAACTGACAAGACCATTTTTATTGAAGAACCCGCCGAAATTTATCATGGCAAAGCGAAGGTCAACCTTTCGAGCCACCAACTCATTGAGTATCTCCGGTGTCCTTACGGCTACAAGAAGAAATTCGATGGCCTCATTCACGACATGGAGTCGCAGGCATTTTTGCTTGGTAGTGCGGCACATTCATTGATTCTCGAAGGTCGTGGCAAGTACGAATCGGACTATGCCATCGGCGGGCCGATCAACCCAACGACCGGGCGACCTTACGGTAATACGACCAAGAAGTTTTTGGAATGGCAGGAGTTACAACAAAAGCCCGTCCTGACCTTCGACCAGTCTGAAACCATCGAGGCGATGAACGCCGCCGTTCGCATGAATGAATATGCCGCCGCGCTGCTGAAAACCGGGCAGCCCGAAGGCGTGGTGCGCACGGAATATTGCGGCCTGCCATGCCAGATTCGGCTGGACTGGTTTAACCCGGAATACGGCATCGTCGACCTCAAAACCTGTGACGATCTGACGTGGTTTGAGTCGGATGCAAGGCGGTTTCGCTACCAGAACCAAGTAGCGTTTTACCAATGCGTTTTGGACGCCGTGATCGGCCAACTCGTGCCGGTTTACATCATCGCCGTTGAGAAGAAAGAACCGTTCCGCTGCGGCGTTTGGCAGGTCACGAGTGAAACGCTTCTCATGGCTCGTGCCGAAAACGAGGCGGCCATTGGACGACTCAAGGAATCGAAGGTCAAAGACCACTGGCCGACTGGTTATGAAGAGCTGCGGATGCTCACCATCGTGTAACAGACTCCATGTATCGGATTCACGATTCAGAAAAATTGAAAGGAACATTTATGTCTCTCTTGGAAAAAATATCCGTCGGCAAAAAACAGCAGGCACCACGACTGCTGATCTACGGGAGCGAAGGCGTCGGGAAGACGCTGTTCGCCTCGCGATCACCGTATCCGATTTTCATCCTCACGGAGGATGGCACGGATCAAATCGACTGCCACACGTTCCCGCTCTGCAAAACGTTCGACGATTGCATGGCGTGTATCACCGCCCTTTCGACCGAGAAACACGACTATCAAACGGTGGTGGTCGATTCGGCGGACTGGCTGGAACGGCTCATCTTCGATCACCTTTGCAACCATTACAAAGTGAGTTCGGTGGAAAAGGTGGACGGCGGCTTCGGAAAGGGCTACGTGCATGCCCTGACCCATTGGCGTCAAGTGGTGGACGGGTTGCGGTATCTGCGCGAGGTTCGCGGGATGATCGTCATTTTGATTGCCCATGCGAAGATCGAATCCTACATCGACCCGGAATCCACGGCGTTTGACCGCTTCAGTCCGAAGCTCCACAAACACGCCAACGCCCTGCTTTGCGAATGGTGCGACGCAGTGCTGTTGGCCACCCGTGAACGCGGTGCCGCCAAGGGCGAAAAGAGCGGCGGCGAGCGTGTCCTGCGCTGNATCGGGTCGCCGACCTGCGTTGCCAAGAACCGTTACAACCTGCCCGAAATGCTGCCGCTTGAATGGTCGGCACTCATGGAAGCCCTAACACAAAACTAAACCCGACACCCATTGAATCACAAAGGACATAACGATGAAAACAAAACGCAGAAAACGAAAAAAAGGCATCCGGCGTTGCCGGTCTTGCGGTGAAATCATTTATATGGAAGGCGAGTGGCTGTCGGAGAACAGCCGTATCACCAAACTCTGCTCGTCATGCAATTTTATTGATTGCGGCGGCTATGGTGCGAGTGACCGGCGAGTCGGCGGCGACATCGGTGACATGTTATTTTATTCCGATCTCGATGAATTCGACCGCGAAATGATCGGCGATGACCCCTATTTCGACCTGGAGGATTACCTGTGATGAAAACGCTGAAAATTCATCCCGAACTTCAAAACCTGCTCCCGGCACTCACGGATGGGGAATACAAGGGGCTGGAAAAGGACATTCTCGAACGTGGCTGCATATCCGCAATCGCCGTGTGGAACGATGCGATTGTCGACGGTCACAACCGCTACGAAATTTGTCAGAGGCATGGGCTTCCGTTTGAAATCAGGAAATTGAGATTTGCCTCGCTGGACGATGCGATGTTATGGGCATGGACGCACCAGGAAAACCGTCGCAATTTGACGCCGTTTCAAAAAGCGGAGCTTGCACAAAAGTTCAAGCCTCAAATTGAAAAACAAGCAAGGGAACGACAACGCGGTGGGCAAGGCGGAGTTTTGCTTTGTCAGGTATCTGATAAAGCAATTGACACCAAAAAGGAGCTTGCCGCATTAGCCGGTATTTCTCACGACACCATGCATAAAGCGGAGTTTCTCAGTAAACATGCCGACGAAGAGACGAAGGAAAAACTTCGTTTGGGTAAAACGACCGTCAACAGGGAGTACAAACGTGTCAAGGAAAAGGCCGTTACCCTGAAGGCAAATGAAGAACAGTCCGTTGCGGAATCGGAAACCACCGAGCCTTTGCCGTCCAAAAACGTGCCGTGTATTGAAGAGCTGACTTCTTATGCAAGAACCACGCTCAAGGGCATTCGTCAGGATCATCCCGACCACCTGATCACCAATTTGAACATGCACTTTCGTGAAGGATACATTGAAGAATTGATCATCGAAGCGATGGCCTATCTTCACAAGAAAAAAGGGGCGAACGTCACGACTCCCATCGCCAAAGAAATCGCCAGACTTTACCTCAAACCAAAACGTTAATTTTCAAACCAACACTTATTTTCAAGGAACCGACTTATGATGAAAACTCAACTCCCCGCAAACACCCGTCCTTACAACAACGCTTATGTCGTTGATGTCACACCGGAACTCGCCAAAAAGTGGCTTGATGAATGCAACAACTTCAATCGCCCGATCAACCAGAACGTGGTGGACATGTATGTCCGCCAGATCAAATCCGGTCTGTGGCGGCGCACCCATCAAGGAGTTGCTTTTACCAATGAAAGGAGCTTGCTTGACGGCCAACACCGGCTGACAGCCGTCGTTACCGCCAATGCCACCGTCCCCATGCTCGTCTTCATTGACGAGTCGCCGGAGAATTATGAATACATCGACTGCGGTCGCAATCGGAGCAATCTTGAAACCGTCCGCATGTCAACCCGGAATGAAACTCTGAAACTGATGCATACCCAAACCCTGAAGGCGATGCTTGCGGGACGGTATTGCAAGGGTAACTGCAAGTATTCCAACGCCGAACTGGGCGTTCTCTACCGCCGCTACTCCACCGCCGTGGATTTTGCGGTCGATCAACTCGGCGATTATCCGAACAAGCAAATTAACGATCCAACGGTTCGCGGCGTCATCGCAAGGGCGTGTTACTACCTCAACAAAGACCAAGTCGTCGATTTTTGCAACCTGCTCAAAGGACAAAGTCAGGAACATCCCGCCGCCAAAATGGTCAATACATTTCGGGATTGCCTGATGCTCTGGGATGATCGTCGTGAAAACACCAAACGGGAAATTTACAAACGTTGCGAATGCATCCTCAAGGCGATTCAAACCAACGAGGAGCTGGTCGGATTCCCGACCGCCCTGGGCGAGCTCTTCCCGATCAACAACGACAACTCCTGATCTTTTATTCTCTTCATTTTGGCCACCGTGATTCCACCGGTCGATTTTCCCTGAATGATTCACCAACGTACCAAGAACATTTTTTCGAGGTGATTTATGAAAACGCTCAAGATTCATTCCGATCTTCAAACCCTGTTGCCGCCTCTCTCGGATGCGGAATACCGAGGGCTTGAGGCGGACATTTTGGAACACGGTTGCTTGTCGCCGTTGGTGACATGGAACGATACCATCGTCGATGGCCATAATCGTTATGCGATCTGTCAGGATCACGAATTATCGTTTGATACGGTGGAACTGGAATTCGAGTCGCTGGTCGACGCCAAATTCTGGGCGTGGTCGCATCAGGAACATCGCCGGAACTTGACGCCGTTCCAAAGGGCGGAAATTGCCTTGCAATTCAAACCAATGTTGGCAACGAAGGCAAAGGAGAAAGAAGCGACTCGAAAATCCACTTGGCAGAATTCAGCCGAGTCGCTTCCAGAGACCAATACACGCAACGAAATTGCCAAGATTGCCGGTGTCTCGAAAGATACCGTATCCCGCGTCGAATACCTTGATGAACACGCCGACGACGAGACCAAGCAGCGTTTGCGGAACGGTGAAACAACCATCAACCGGGAATACACCCGGTTGCGTGTTGCCGGGAAAGATGAAGTCCCCGACTTCGACCCGGAGCCGTTCAAGCCAACGTTCTCGAATCCGAGGGGTACGTTTCAAGAGTCGGTGACGTTACAGCATATCCTTTTGCACAACACCGAATCGCTGATCATTTGTTTGTTCAGCCTTTTCAATGCCGAATATCGCGAGCAGTTGATTGCCGACCTGCTTGCCAAAATTGAAGAAGAGGACGGCCCAACCGCCATCGAGCGCATCGTTTCTCACATTACCAATCAATATCCCATTTCCCAATAACAAGGAACTTTTCCATGACGACAACATTTCAATTGCCCCAAACCGCCCAGGCATCGAAACAAGCCTACGTGATTGATGTCACGCCGCAACTCGCCGAAACGTGGCTGGTGCGAAATTATTTCAATCGCAAAATCAGCGAAGAGATGGTCGAACGATTTTGCCGTGCCATGCTTGCAGGCGACTGGCGGCTGACACACCAGGGCATCGCGTTTGACCGGCACGGTCTGTTGGTCGACGGTCAAAACCGGCTCGAAGCCGTCTGTCGATCCGGCAAAACGATCAGGATGCACGTTTTCGTTGATCAGACCATTGCCAACCATGAATCCATTGACTGCGGCAAACCCCGCACCAATCTCGATGTGATTCGCCTTGAACAGCGCGACAGCCGCATTACGACCAAGCACCTTTCGACGCTCCGGGCGATGTTGGCAGGTCGGCTGTGTATGCGACTCAATCTGAGTTCCCAAGAAATTGACATCAAGTATCGTCATCATTATTTAGCCATTCAGTTCGCAATCGACCACCTCGAACCGGCCTGGTCGCGGCAAATTAACGATCCGACGGTGCGCGGCGTGGTGGCACGGGCGCATTACCACGTCAACGAGGCCAAGCTGAAATCGTTTTGCGGCTGGCTTTGCACACCCCACAACCAACCGGCGATCATCAGGGAGCTTGCCGACTGGCTTGTCAAACTCCCTGACCACCGTGAATCGACACGCCGCGAAATCTACAAACGTGTGGAGTATTCGCTGCTCGCTTATGCCTGTGAACGGGAACATGTCAGTATCCCATTCGCCGCAAGGGAACTCTTTGGCTTGAGCTGAACAACCGCATTTTTTACCACTCCAAACAATACGAGGCAATTTATGGCTCTGTTAAATTTTGACGCATCGCAGGTCGCCCCTTCGGTGCCTTACGAAACCTTACCGGCGGGCAAATACCTTGTCGAAATCACGGACACGGAACTGAAACCGACCAAGAACGGAACCGGCGAAATGCTGCAAATCGAATTCACCGTGATCGACGGCGAATTCAAAAACCGCAAAGTCTGGGATCGACTCTGCCTGCGGCATTCGAACCCGGAAGCGGTGAAAATCGCCAACGCCAACCTGTCGGCGATCTGCCACGCGGTCGGCGTTATGAAACCGGGCGAATCCATTGAACTGCATCATATCCCACTCGTGATTGCTGTCAAGTGCAAGGCGGACGAATCGACCGGCGAAATTCACAATGAAGTGAAATCGTATGCCAAACCGGAATCGCAGATCAAACAATCGACGGCTGTAACGACATCTGTACCAACAAAAACCGTACCGCCGTGGAAAAGATAGGGCAAGGCTTCAGGGATCAGGTTTCAGGTATCAGGAAAACAATGTCTGATTTCCTGATACCTGACTTCTGAATCCTGATATCTCAAGGAGAAAAGACATGGGACGACTTTCACGCAACAAGGGTAAGACCGGCGAACGGGAACTGGCTCGTGAATTGCAGCGTGTGTTGGGTGTTACGGCACGTCGTGGTGTGCAATATGCAGGCAGTTCGGACTCGCCGGATGTTGTGACCGACATTGACAACATCCACATCGAATGCAAACGCACCGAGCATTTCCGGCTGTTTGAGGCACTTGAGCAGTCGGTTCGGGACGCCGGGGCATCGAAGGTGCCGGTCGTCATGCACCGCCCAAACCATCGTCCCTGGGTCGTAGTTTTGCGGCTCGACGATTTACCGGCACTTGTCGAAACGATCAATCAATTTCAGAGGAGAAAAGACAATGACCAGCAAAATTGACCCAAAGGAAAACTGTTTTGAGGACAAACCATACGGATTGCCTTTTACCAATGCCGACAAACGAAATGCCGTCAAACGCGCTCTTTTGCATCCTTATGGTCGGGACATGAGTTACAGGCAGATCGCCAAGCATGTCGGAGTCGATCCCAAGACCGTCGGACGTGTTCGGCGCGAATTGGAAGCGGCTGGCGTATTCCGCAAATTCGATGTGCCAGTGCAAACCACGCAAGAGGTGAAACATGGCGACCAAAATTGACCCCAAGCTGATTTCGACGGATTGCGGAACGCAGTTGCGAATTGAGATGAGCGAGTCGGTGATCGCCGACTATGCCGAGGCGATGGAGCGGGGCGATGAGTTCCCCCCCGTCCTCGTGTTTTACGATGAGAGCAAGAGTCGCTACATCCTTGTCGATGGTTTTCACAGGTTTCACGCTCACATGAAGGCAAGGCCGAACGACCCCATCCTTGCCGACCAGCGCATGGGGACTGTTGAAGAGGCAAGGTGGGCAAGCCTCGCAGCAAACAAATCGCATGGCTTGCGAAGGAGCAATGCCGACAAACGCAATGCGGTAACACAGGCACTGTTGCACCCTTTCAGCGTCGATAACAGCAACCGGCAGATTGCCAATCATGTCGGAGTTGCCGAGTCAACGGTTCGCGCTATCCGTGATGAACTCATCGTGACTGCGCGAATCGCGCAGTCAGATACTCGACGTGGAAGTGATGGCAGAGTCATCAATACCAAAAATATCGGCTCAAAACCTTCATCATCCGAAAGTTGCAGTAACTGTTTCAACTTCATGGACTCACATGGTGAATGCATGCTGGACGGTTTAAAACGCAAGCCGTGGACGGAAGCCTGTAGTGAATTTGAGGTTGCTCCGCCTGAACCGGAACGCCGTGATCTTGAAAACATCCCTGACGTTCCCGACGAGTACGAAGAGATCGAACTGAAACGGAAGCCGCTCAAAAAGAATCCCGGTCGTTACGAGCCGCGTAATACGGTGTATGTCAATGTCCCGCTGGGCGACCCCCAGATGGCGGCGGCGGAACTGCGGTTCCGGCTTGGAGAAGAATATCTCGAACAGTGCATTATCGCATCGCATGTGTTGCTCCGTGCCTCGCATGACGATGATCCTTTCCCCAATTTATAACACGAGATGTCAATGATTCCAAAATATACCACGATCAATCAGAAACGCTATTTGCCCGACGGACGCTGCCTGCATCGCATCGTCGCCAAGCGGGACTTTGGAAAAATCAAAGCGGGAACGGTCGGCGGGTTCATCGAGGACACGCACAACCTTTCCCAAACCGGCGATTGCTGGATTGGCGACAAGGCGACGGTGTACTCCAATGCCCATGTCACGAAAAATGCCATCGTGCGCGGCCACGCGGCACTCAAGGGCTATGCCATCGCAACCGACAATACCATCATTGAAGGCCGGGCTTTGCTGGATCAACATGCCTTTGTTTGCGGCCATGCTTACGTCGGCAATTCGACCTACCTCAGCGGCTGCGCGACGGTCTGTGATCATGCACGTTTGTATTGTTACGGCTACCGCAGCAGGTCGGGCAAAACTTACATGCCGAACGTTACCGGGATGGCATGCATCAGGGATTTCGCGTTTCTCGAAGGCCGGGTGTCGATTCGGGATTATGCCGTCCTTGCCGGGTATTGCAAAATCATCGGTCACGTTCGCGTGATCGAACACGCCCTGATCGACGACGAGGCGGAAATTCGCGGTCGCGCACTCGTTTCAGGAAAGGCACATGTCATTCAAAACGCCTGTATTTACGACCGCAGCATCATCACCGGCAATGTGTTGATTTGCGGTCAAACCATTCTGGGCGGCAAATCGCTGATTACCTGTAATGTCATCGTCAACGTCACCTGTCGACTCGATAACGTCACGTATTCCGGCGATCAACGTGTCACCTCGCGTGATGGTTACCTGCATATTTCAGGGGGGATCAATGCAACTGCGTGACTATCAACAAGCGGCCATCGACGCGGTTTACGATTACCTGCGAAACAAGGACGGTAACCCGTGCGTGGTGTTGCCAACCGGTTCCGGCAAAACGCCCTTGCTTTCGGCGATTTGCATGGACGCTGTCACGATGTGGAACGGTCGGGTGTTGGTGCTTGCCCACGTCAAGGAATTGCTTGAGCAATCGGCCAATACCCTGCGCCGTATCGCACCCGATTTGCCGGTCGGCGTGTATTCCGCCGGTCTCAATTCGCGAGACACCAACGAGTCGGTCATCGTTGCTGGCATTCAATCGGTTTATACTCGTGCTGACGAACTCGGACATTTTGATCTGATTATCGTCGATGAATGCCACCTTCTCGCTCCAGAAGGGGACGGCATGTATCAAACCTTTCTCACAGCCATGCGTGAAATCAATCCGCTCATCCGTTTGATCGGACTCACCGCAACACCCTATCGCATGAAGTCGGGATTGCTCTGCGGCCCCGACAACCTTCTTAATGATATATGCTTTGAGATCGGTGTCAAGGAGTTGATCGAACAAAAATATCTTTGTCCGTTAAAAACCAAAGGCGGGCGCAGTAAGGTCGATTGTTCCAATTTGCATATTCGGGCAGGTGAATTCATTCCCGCCGAGGTCGATGAGCTGATGAACAACGCCGACCTCGTCGCCTCGGCCTGCCGTGAGATCATCATGCAGACGAAAGACCGTCACAGCGTATTAATATTTGCGGCATCGGTCGCCCATGCCGAACACGTCAAGGAAACCATCGAAAAATTCTCCGGCTGTGAATGCGGCCTTGTCACAGGCGACACACCATCCACCGACCGCGAGACAATACTCAAACGTTTCAAGGGCGAGAAGGTCGACAGCAATTTGTTCGGCGACGCAGTGCCACAACTCAAATACCTCGTCAATGTCAACGTTTTGACAACGGGCTTTGACGCGCCGAATGTCGATTGCGTTGTGCTATTGCGACCTACGGCAAGTCCAGGGCTTTATTACCAGTGCTGCGGTCGTGGTTTCAGGCTGCATGAGTCAAAACAGGACTGCCTTGTTTTGGACTACGGAGGCAACATCCTACGTCACGGGCCGGTCGATGCCATCACTGTCAAAGACAGTCGCGAGGGACAAAAGGGCGTTGTACCCATGCGTGAATGCCCGGAATGTCAGACGATCATGCATGCACGCGTGAAGATTTGTCCAGACTGCGGTTATGTCTTTCCTGAGCCGGAGGCGGCGAAACACGAGACCGAGGCGTCGGAAGCGGGGATTATTTCAGGCGGCATGGAAGACACGGAATATGACGTGCGGGATGTGTATTACAGCGTTCACACCAAGAAGGGAGCCGACCAGTGGACGCCCAAAACAATGAAGATTGAGTATCGCGTCGGATTCAATCATTCCCATTGTGAATGGGTTTGCCCGGAACATGACGGCTGGGCGCGCAAGCGGTTTGAGAAATGGTGGCTGGAGCGGTCGAACGATCCTTTGCCCGAAACGGCGGAAGAGGCGGTCGATATTGCCAATGCAGGCGGCTTGGCCATGCCGATCACCATCACCGTCCGTAAAATCCCCGGTGAAAAATACAACAAAATCATCCGCTGTGTCCTCGATGAAGTCCCTGAAGGCGTTGCCGCCAACATGGGCAATCTCGATGTTTGGGGCGATCCTATTCCAAACGATTCAGATGATATTCCATTCTAACGAAGGAGATAATAGCCATGAGTGAATTACTGGAAAAACTCGAAACACTCTGTGTACAGCTTGAAGATGTACATAAGACGCTGAAAAAAGCGGGCAAGTCCCGTAGCAAAAAGACCGACATCGCCGACGCTAGAAAACTCATTCGTGAGTCGGCCTCGGTGATCGAAAAGTCCCTCGCGGACATTGAAAATGACCGTCCATGCAAACCGGGCGTGTCAAAGAGCAAACACGATGAAATGGTGGAAACCTCCGGTTGTTACAAATGCGCTTGTAAGACTGGAATGCTCCTGCAGTGGTTGAGTCCCAAATCAGGTCGTGCCTTGCGTCGCTTTTCGGTGGTTTGCGAAAACTGCTGGAATCTGGCAGTCCGTGAACGTACCCGTCACGAGGCTATTGCCGAAAACCAAAAAATGAACCGGACGTTACAACGATGACATTCAAACAAAAACTGGTTTTACTGATCGCTTTCATCGTGGGAGTGATTTTAGCCTTGCAACTGGAGAAATATTTATGCCAACAATGAATGATAGTAGCCAACGCGAAAATTTTGAAAGCGGTGCCATGCGGGATAGCGATGAAGCCAAAGTCAGACCGGACTTATTTTCTCCACTGGCAATGGAACGTATTGGGGAGTGGCTTCGCCTCGGGAGCATCAAGTACGGTGAACACAACTATATGAAAGGCATTCCGATCAGTCGTTGTTTTCAGTCCCTGTATCGCCACTTGTTGAAGTATCAACAGAACGACCGCACGGAAGATAACATGGCGGCAATCGCGGTGAATGCCATGATGATTCTGCACTTCGAAGAAAGCATCAAACGCGGTTTGTTACCGCCGTCATTACTCGACATGCCCAAGTACCGGCGACCGGGTTCCTACTACGAAGGCACACCGAAAATTGTTGCCGACAAGGACGGGGCAAAAATCATCACGGTCGATGAAGATGCTTTGTACAACCCAAGTGACAAGGATGCGTAATGCTGGCAAAAGCAAATGAATACTTGCAGGCAGGGCTTTGCGTCCTACCTGCCCGACGCGACCGCAAAATTCCCATCCTCTCGTGGAAGCCTTATCAGGAACGGTTGCCGACGGAACAGGAACTCAATCAATGGTTTTCAACACCGCCCGACTCGATATGCATCATTACCGGCAAAGTGTCCGGCAATCTCGAAATCATCGACTTCGACAATTGCGGTGAATCCTTTGAGCCTTGGGCAGAGAAGATTGAGCAATCGCTCCTTGACCGCCTTGTCATCGAACGTTCGCAATCGGGCGGCTGGCATGTCATCTATCGCTATGAATCCGCCGTCAGTGGCAGTGTCAAACTTGCCCAGCGTCCGGAATACGAACTCGGCGAATTGGTCGTGGAAAAAGGACACGAATACGCTGTCATCAACGGCAAAAAATTGATTGTGCGAATTGACCGCGAAGGCCGTAAATTCGTGGTGATTCTCTTGATTGAAACGCGCGGTGAAGCGGGCTTGTTTCTCTGCGATCCGACGCCCGGTTACGAAGTGGTGCAAGGTTCGCTAACTGACCTGCCGGTTCTCAACACGGGCGAACGTGACGTGTTGTTGACGGCGGCCTGGTCATTTAACCAAGCCCTTGACGAAACGTCACACGTGGCGTCTGTGGCGACGACAAGGCCAATTGTTGAACGCCCCGGCGATGAGTTCAACGACACCGCCAATATTCGCACGCTCTTGAAATCACACGGTTGGGCTTCTATTGAAACGAAAGGCGACGGCAACGAATGCTGGCGAAGACCCGGCAAAACAAGTGGTATTTCAGCAACCTTGCGACATGTCGACGGTCATTGGCAGTTCTATGTATTCTCGAGTAATGCGTGGCCCTTTGAGCAGAATCAAAGCTATTCGGCCTTTGCAACCTATACCATGCTGGAACACAACGGTGACTTTGAATCAGCCACGCGAACGCTCGGTTCGCACGGTTACGGCAAACCGCCGACGCCGGAATCACTCGGCGTTGACCTGTCGAATTTCAATAAGGCAACACCCGCAAAAACCGCGATTTGGGACGAATTGGAATATGATATGCTCTCCGACCTGACTCGCACGGAACTCCAGTTTCTTTGGGATCAGCGTCTTGTGCAAGGCAAGCTCAATCTTCTTGTCGGCGATGGTGAGGTCGGTAAAACATGGTTCGTGTGTTATATGTGTGCCACCATCTCCACGGGACGCAATTGGCCTGACGGCACGTCGTGTGAGCAAGGCGGATGCATCTATTTTGCCAGCGAGGACGGCGTGACGGACACATTGCTTCCGCGTATCGAAGATCAGGGCGGCGACCCGCGACATATCTGCGTTCCCAAAGTGGTCAAAAACAAACGCACCAACAAGGTGGCCGAATTCACGATGGCCAATGCAAAAGCTCTTGAGGCACTTGTCGATAAGTTCGAAGCGACGCGAGGCAAGGGATATATCAAGCTGGTCATCTTTGATCCGGTCACCGCGTTCATGGGCGACATTGACGAACACAAGAACAATCAGGTACGGGCTGCCTTTCGCGAGATCATCCGCATCGCCGATGAAAAGCAATTCACCATGCTCGGCATCGGGCATCCCAAGAAGAACGCCATGCTGTTTGGCTCGGCGGCGGAGGCGTTCAGCGGGTCGATTGCCTATGTCAACCTCGCTCGTATGGTGTGGAATTTTTACTATGACGCGGATGCCGATATTCGCTATATGTTGCCTGCCAAATCGAATCTCATAAAAAAAGCCTTTGGGTGCAAATACCATGTCCGCGACGGTGTTGTGTATTTTCTCGATACGATGTTCGACAAACATGCCAATCAGTATCTCGAAGAGTATCGTAGTCAATTGCGGAAAGGTCGCAAGCCGGTTGACGTCCTCAAGGTCGAAGAGTGGTTGCATGATTTTCTCAAAGACGGTGAGAAGCGTTGCGGCAATAAAAACGACCCGTCCGAAGCCGATAGCGTGTTCGGCAGTGCCAAACGAATGAAGTTCTCGCGTGACCGTATTTACGAAGCCGCCAAACGACTTAACGTCATCAAACGCAAGAACAGCTTCGACGGTCAATGGTGGTGGCAATTACCGGCAGGTCAAACTTCCGGCGAACCGCCGCCGGAAGACTCACCCGAATTTTCCGAATGGTCGCCGTAGCATTTTGCAAAACACGCTCCGGGCAGAAGTATTTCGCGGAAGTTGCCTGAAGTCCCGTAAATTACGATGTTTCACCCAACTTCCGCCCTCCGTGAGCCGGAAGTTGACTGCCACCGTTTTGGGATGATTCAACTTCCGTCCCAAAACAAACCGGAAGTTGGTTTGAGTCTATAAATTACGATACTTGAGCCAACTTCCGTGAAATTAAATCTGCCGTAGCGTCGTTTTTTGACTGCGCATTTTTTTGACTGGTGATTTTCACCTGTCAACCCTAATTTTACCCTGATTTTGAAAGGACGATTATGAAATCAAACATCACATTTGACCAGCTCTGCGAGATCGAACCGCGTCTTCGTCATCTGGAAACGATGGTCAAGAGCATCAAAGCCGGAAAGAAATTTTGTGCCAACGAGGTCTGGTACAGGAAAGAAGGCATAAAATCACGATTACGACAACTCGTGGGCTATGAAGGCTGTCATTCCAAAAACGAAACGATTTGTTCCGATGAAGCGTATGATGTTACCTATCAATACCTTTGGTCGATTTTACCCAATTGCAGACATCGTGGCAATTGCAGGTATTGACCATCGTATCGCCCTCTCCCAATGGCCACAAACCCGTTCCAATGAGTATTTCGCTGTTTTCGATTGTTGTAACTAATCATACAAAGGTTCATTTCGCATCGTTTGATGTCTTGGTCAACCCAAATTACCAATCCGCCAATCGTGCGTTACAGGGCGAAAATGAGCGATTGCGTTGAAAACGTCGAATAACGGGACGATAATGCGATTTTTCAGGTGTCGTATTTTACGATACCTATGAATGTCGTATCGTCAATACAATGCACAATGATACAGGATTCAATCGACGTAACTCCTTACGTAATAGGTACTAGGAAAAACATTATTTCATCCCTTGGCCCTTTGAAGTATCACGGGGTTTAGTACAGTTTACTGGGGGGGTGACGGAAATTTTCGATTTCGTTGATACACAATGACTTACGAACACGAGACTATACAAATTTACTCTTGTTTTTGGGCGGTTTTTTCGGCCAATTTCACACTCATTTTTCTGGTTTGATTTCGCCACCGTTCAGGTGGTGGGATTTCACTTTTTTCGCCGCGCTCGCGGTGCGTTCACAACTTTTCCTCCCGTTCAGAGGGTGGTAGTTAAGTTAGGCGAATTGGGTGAGCAAGAAACGGGCGGAAATGGTATCATTCCTTGAGTTTTACCACCTCCCCGCACCTTGCGGGCAGATTCAAGGAAGATCGCCATGTCCACCCAAGCTCAGAATACCAGTGTTCCCGCTCAGAACACCAGCGTCCACAGTCCGAATACCAGCGTTCCTGCTCAGAATAGCTGTCTTTTCACCCAATGCCAAGCTGAGGAAAATCACGGCACGTTTTTCATCA